TGATTTTTGGGTACATTCAAAATTGGTAATTCTCCTTTATCAACCTTTTCTCCATTTTCTCCATTTTCTCCATTTTCTCCTTTATCTCCTTTATCTCCTTTATCTCCTTTATCTCCATAACTCAATGTATATAACATATATTGTTTTAAGTCATCTAAATCAATAGCTCTTAATAACTCTTCCTTGTTAATAGCTAACATTTAATAAATAGTACTATTTGTCTTTATTATCTTTAAAATAAGTTGTTTGCAAATTTCTTTTCAATTTTTCATCTTTATTAATTTCGCTTTCTTGTTTTTTAATAAAATCAATATAATTACAAATTTCATTATATGTTTTATATGAAATTTTGTTTAAATTAACGAAAATACCATTGCTATTTTCATTTAAATAAACATTATTTAATTTTAATATTTTACCTATTTCAATATGATGAAAATGTTCAAGCAATTCAATTGCTTTACATAATTTAATTAAATCATTTGATTGTATTATAGCGTCACTATTATCATTAGTCCCGCAATCAATTAAATTTGTTTTCATAGTAATACTTTCATTTAAATTAATCATGTATTTAATAGCTATTAAATAAAGTTATTAAATACTTTTTAATATAAAAAAATAATAATACAATAAATATTACAATAAATTTATGCTTATAACTATAAACTATAATTCTTAATATTTTCTACAAGAGTTTTAGGAACCTTAATTTTTAATTTGCTATCCTTATCCTCTTTCAATGTGTCTTGTTTTATGGCTACATCTTTTAAATCGGCTTTCAATGTTTCATAATTATTGATACTTATTAATTCAGCAATTATACTAATAAATTTATCATTTAATTCATAGCGCTGTCCTAATATTCTAACATGTAAAATATCATTTTCTTTTATTTGTGAAAACATTTCGTTATTATAATGATGATCACGAGCTATAAAAATAATATATGGACTTGAACCATCTTCTAGCTCTAATTCAGCACGAACCCCTACTTTTGTTAACGATTTAGCAACACAATTGATTAGAGTTGATTCGACCGGATTTGTAATTAAACATTCAAAAACACATTCAAATAATACTTTATTTCCAAATAATTCACCACTTGAATATGTCAACAACTTAACACTGTTATTTTTAATAAACCCTTCTTTAATACATTTATTTTCATTAAAATTTTTAATCTTTGCTTCTAAAATATTAAAAATGTCATTATTTATTTCATTATAATTTAACACAATTTTCTGTGTTAATAAAGAACGCATAAATATATGCGAATTATCTAAAATAGTTTTAGTAGGAAGAGATTTCCGATTTTGTATTTTAGACATATTGTATTAATATATATATTAATAATTTAATCTTTATAAATTATTTCAATTTATATAAATAATTAATCTATATATTAAATCTTAATAATTAATCTATATATTAAATCTTAATAATTAATCTATATATTAAATCTTAATAATTAATCTATATATTAAATCTTAATAATTAATCTATATATTAAATCTTAATAATTAATCTATATATTATTTTTGTAAATATTATATTTTGTTATAACTTATTTATTATTGCATCAGAGAGATTTATAAACCACCGCTTTTTATCAAATCTCCGAATATCATATAACCGAAAATATATTTCTTGAGCAGCGCAAAAATAATGCTGGTTTAATGATTTTAGTGAGTTGATCACATCTTCTTGAACATCCAAAATGGTAAAGATTTTTTCGGTATTTGCTTTTCCTGCTTGATCGCACCGAGCTCCTTTATTTGTTGCATATTTTATTTTAAATTCAGTAACCAATTCTTTTGTTATTTTTTTATTTGGATATAATATTCCTAAAACACCCGCATAATCTTCAGTTATTATTTTATTACTTTCGACGACTTTATCAAAATCATTATAGTCTTCAAATTCGCCAATTACTAAAATAATTCCCGATGATTGCGATTTTTCATGTGTGTTTACGTTTTTAATTATATATAAAGTATAATCTCTATACTCACTTTTATTTGGTATTAATAATGCCTTTGACTTGCCATTAGCGGTTTTCATAATTTTTGAATTGTAATAAGCTAGTAATTTTTTATTAAACGCACTTTCTTCATTATAGCTTCCATTTAACAAATAAATAACAAGCAACACGGTTTTATTATAATCTAAATCATCTAGCAATATGTTGATAGCTATTTTATCAACTTCGTCATGAGTTATTACTTTTTTCTCTCGTAATATATCCATTATTTTACCATAATAAACATACTTATTGTCTTTAATAGATTTAGCCCCTTTTATTGGTTGAAAGTTTGTGATTATATATTTATAATTAGTTTCCAAGTCTGCAATATACGATTTAACTGCCTCTTTATTAGCGCTGGATAAATTTGTTAAATCGTTATTACTATAAAGCTTAATCAATGGCGCCGTTTTTTCTTTTGTACTATTTGATATAGGAATAGGACCGTTGGATTTTGCTTGATTTATTTTTTTGTCTTCTTCTTGTAATTCAAATGTTTCCGGAATGCTAAATTTAAGCTCGTTCGGCTTGTTAATTAATGCACTGGTGCGCTCAAAAATAGTAGCATCGTTATTCAAATTTGTTGGTTGAAAAATATACATAGATCCAATATTTATTAATTTTCCCGTGTTATTGTATTTATCGCTAATATATGTATATATATTATTAACTAACTCATCTAGAGCATTGTTTATATGCTCTAATGGATATTCTTTAAATGCATTAATATGTTTAATAAGTTCGACTTTCTCATAAAAGTAGCGCTCTTTGTATAAATCTCTCAATAGTTTTATAATAACTTCATTATTTGTTTTCAAATAAGTATCATTATAACTTGAACTATTTATTAGTGGGTCTTCGTTATAAACCTTCTTATAGTCTTCTATAGATGGCTTACATGAATATCTGCATTCGGCCATATAATCACATAATGCACTATATGCCTTGTCACCTATACTATAATTTATTGTAGAGTTATTTGAAAGAGTAATGGCTAATTCTTTATTAATAAATTTCTCGTCAAATTTTTGCTGCTCGTAATTAAGTAAACAATCTACACTATGCTCTTTTAATACTCGCGTAACAGTTCCAATTACTTTGGCTTTTTCTTCTGCTTTCCTGTAAATAAATAAATCAACTGCTTCACTATTATTACTTAACATTGTAGCATGCATATAAATTTGGACATTGCGCTGAATAAGTGGGAGATCTTTATGGCTACATGTTCTAATAGCTCTACCAATAATTTGTTCAATCCTGTTAATATTATACCACGGCTCTAAAATATGTATTTGTCTAATATATTTAAAATCCAACCCTTCACTTCCTGCAGCAGATAAAAGTATTACTTTCACTATTTCACCATTAATATTATTTGTGTCAGTGCAAGCCTTTAAATCGCCCAATATATCGGGAGAAATATTGCTATTGCCGCTAATTATAACATATTTTGCGCCTCTAAAACGCTGTCCTGGTGCCATTTCCGACTTCTTCTTATAACTATTTACATCTAATTCTTCGCTAGGCGGATTAGCAAATAAAGATCTATTTGATCCATAGCGCGTAAATCCGGCCGACTCTAGTGCCAATGCTATAGGTATTAAACCCGAGTCAATAAATTGTGAGTATATAATTAACGGACCTTGCGAATTGTATAGTGCATCCAATATTGATTTAATTTTAGCACTATATTTTTCTATAACATTATAATCGAAAATATTTGTTTTAGTACTATCACCAGTAAATTCGTTTTTATATTTATAGCCGTATCTAGATTTTGGTGCCTGGCTTTCTTGATAACTCATTATATTATTTATTCCCATTTTTCCGACGCTGTCTCTAATATTTACAAGATTGTTTATTTCTTCTAGATTAATATTCTTAATAACATCCTGAATATTATTATTATAAAGTTTCATTTTTTCATCAAAATAGTTCTCCAATTTAACATTAGGAAATACCATGTTTAACGCTTCTAATGGTTTTTGTAGTAATGTGTATCCAAAGGTTTCCATTGCATTAATTTTGTCTTCATCAAATTTTGATATGTTATTTTTAAGGACTATATTATAAACATATTCTTGATAAGGTGATATATTATTTACATATATATCAAATAATTCTATTTTTTCGGTTAAACTGTTTCCATTAAGCTTTAATTCCGGATATGCATTATTAAGTATGCTTTTAGTTTCTGAAAAATCATTAGGCAATATTCTAAATGGAAAACTTAACGGATTATCACCTTTAACATAGCTAATATAGCCATTTATCTTTCTCCTAAATAATTCAAGCCCCACTTCTTCACCTTTACTGTTTACTACAAAACTGCCATCACTATTAAACACGTCTTTAAGCTCTATTTTTGATCTATTATCATTTATATTTAAAATATTTATTAAAAATATTATTTCTTTAAAGTCATTAAACATCGGTGTTGCGGACATAAATAATAGCTTTAAGTTACTAACATTTTTAACCAAATTCATTAGTTCATTTGACACTAATTTGTTGCTGTTATCTTTAGATTGGCGTATATTATGTATTTCGTCAATTATTATTAATCTATTATTGAAATATTTTTGCAATTTCTTTTTAATCAGCATTTTTCTTTTGCTATTATTTGGATCGTCGTCTACTAATTGACTTGTTATATTGGATTTTTTCATTATTAGATTACCAAACTGTGTGTAACCCATAAATAAGTAATAATTTGATATAATATTTTTCACTATTTTTATCACTTTTTCGCGTGATAAATTTTTTTGCAATATATTAATCTCATTTAATATATTTTGACCAGCGCAATTATTAATAGTCCAATAACCATTCACTAATTCTAATTTACTTTCGTCAAATAATTGTAAATAAAAGTTTTCTTGTACATTTGGAGAGGCTACAATAATAATTCTGTCATTATACCCCATATATTGTAAATATTTTCTGGTTTCTTCCGCTACACCTATTGCCGAGCATGTTTTTCCTGTTCCTAGTCCGTGATATAATAATAGTCCATTATATGGCGTATGTATTGATAAAAAGTTTTTTATAAATTTTTGATATGGTGCCAATTCAAAGTCCTTATTACATATTTCGTTTGCTTGCTTTTCAAAGTCTGCTTCAATATTTACTTTTATCTTATTTTCCATGAGCTCTTTGTTGTGCGCTATTTTAATATTGAAAAATTCATCATCATGGTGTGGATATAAATATTTGTAATTACTATTTAGCGGATTTTTTAACTCCTTTGAATTTAATAATTCTAAAGCATTTAAATAGTATTTTAAATCAGTTTTTGTATTAACGTCGCTTGCTAATCCTTCTAATTCTGATTTGTCAATGTCTATTTTATTTATATTCTCTCTAAATAATGAGGCTAAATATAAATTGTTCTTTTCTTTATTAATAGGCGGTGCTTCTTGTTCTTCTTCCTCTTCTTCCAGTTCTGGACTTTCTTCTTCGTCCTCTTCTTCTTCCTCTGTTTCTTCTGCTTCTGTTTCATCTTCGTCTTCCTCTTCTTCTTCGCCTTCGCCTTCTGTTTCTTCTTCTGGACTTGCAATAGGTGGTGCTGCAATTGTTTGAGTTTTTCCTTCTCCAATGTTATCAAAACCTTCGCTAAATGCTGCTTCTTCTTCTTGTTCTTTGATTACTGCGTCTTCTTCACCGCCTTCTTCGTCCTCTTCTTCTTCGTCTTCTTCATTTACTGCGTTTACATCTTCTTCTTCTTCATCTTCATCATCTTCTTCTTTTGCTTCGCTTACTTCTTCTTCATCTTTATCATCTTCTTCTTTTGCTTCGCTTACTTCTTCTCCATCTTCGCTTACACCTTCTTCTTTTGCTTCGCTTACGCTTTCTTCTCCATCTTCGCTTACACCTTCTTCTTTTGCTTCGCTTACACTTTCTTCTTTTGCTTCGCTTACACCTTCTTCTCCTTCTTCTCCTTGAGCTTCTTCTTCATCTTCTTTTGCTTCTTCTTCTTCTTCTTCTGCTTCTGCTTCTTCTTCACCTTTTGCTTCGCTTACATCTGCTTCTGCTTCTGCTTCTGCTTGTGCTTCGGCTTCTTCTTCATCAACTTCTTCTACTTCTTCTTCTAATTCTTCTTCACCCTCTCCTTCTGGTTCTGGTAGTTCATATTCTGGAACTTCTTCTTCTGGGTCTTCTTCGTAATCTTCTTCTGGTTCTTGATCTTGTTTGTTTTCTTCTGGTTCTTCGTCAAATTCTATTTCTTGTTCCTCTTCTTGTTCTTGTTCTTGTTCTTGTTCTTGTCCTGTTTCTTGTTCCTTTGTACTATTGCTTTTAGTTGGTTTTTGTGAACTAAACATATTCATAAAAAATGTATCCATTATTACTATATATTAAATATATAGTTTATAAGTTTTTAATAAACTATTTAAATAATTTATTATATTTTTTTTTTCATAATTATATTCTCTCAAATAATTAGATACGTCGTCTATAGATACCCATTTAATTTCGGTAATTTCATAAATTTGATAATTATTTTTAGGAATATAATTATTATTAATTATACCAATAAAGTATTTGTGTTTATATGATTTATAATTAGAACCGCTAAATATTTCTTCGTACGGAACAATGTTATTAATAATAGCAATGTCTTTTTTTTCATATCCGGTTTCTTCTTCAAATTCTCTAAGCGCACAAATTATGTCTTTTTCTTGATAGTTACGTCGCCCTTTTGGAAACCCCCATTCAGGTTCGCTATATTTTTTATCACATAAATTTATTAAACTTTCTAAATCATAGCTTTCAAAAATATTCGAATATCCAGTTTTCAAATTTATAAACTTTGTTTTAGATGTTTTTTCCTCATTTTTATAAGAATTATTTGTGTTATAATTCCATAAATATTGCCATATGCTATCAAAATCATTATTTAATATAAATTGCCTCTCATTTACTGTCATGTTATTTAATAAATTTACAATATAATTTTTATCTTCTATAGAATATTTTCCACGCATAAAATCTACAAATGATAAAGTGTCTTTACGTTTAATTATGAAAATATCTACATTATTTTCTAATACATTTGTTAATGGATTAACTTTTTTAGTAATTCTTATAGGAATAATACCTATACTTGTTATTGGTACTTTACATTGATGAAATAAATGGCCTAGCTTACCACAGTTATTACAAAATATAAATTTTTTTGTATTCATTATAGATTTATAGATTGTTAATTAATATACTAATTATGTTTTTATATATTATTTTTATTTTAGTAACACTTACTATTATAATTTATAATACTTATTATACATTATAAGTGTTAATATAAAATCTATAGTATTATTAAAAATTAATAGCTATTATTATGAATAATAATAATATTAATAATATTAATAATAATAATAATATTAATAATAATAATAATATTAATAATAATAATATTAATATGAATAATAATGGAATATTTAATCCTATTATTTGGGGTCCTCATTATTGGTTTGTATTATATACGATCGCTTTGTCATATCCATTAAATATAAATGAAAGCACAAAAAAAAAATATTATGACTTTATAACAAATTTGCCATTATTTATACCTGTTCCTGATATTGGAAATGTATTTAGTAAGTTTTTAGATGCATATCCGGTCACGCCTTATTTAGATTCGAGAGAATCACTTACAAAATGGACACATTTTATACATAATAAAATAAACATTTATTTAGGTAAACCAGAAATGTCGTATTACGATGCTTTAAATAACTATTATGCAAACTATAAATTAAAAGAACTTAAAAAGGATGATGAACGAAAAAATAGACACAAATATGTTTTTGGAAGTTTATTAATAATAATAATAATATTAATTATATATTTATATATAAAATAATGGCAGCAAAATTCAAACTTAAAAAAAAGAAAAAGAAAAATAAGTATCCTATTTTAAGAATAGTATTGATAACTATATTAATATTAATTTTATTATATTTATATATGAAATAATAATATGAAACTTGAATTACTTATTTTATTTATAACGGTTCTAGTATTACTTAATACGTATTTTGAAGGTAAGTTAATAAATAAACTAAAGCAATATGAAAAATATTATAAAATGGCTTTTTTCGCTTTTATTGGATTATGTGTTTATTTATATATAAAAAAAGATCCAAATAATTATAGAGATTTAGTAACTAACTCAAATGGATATATAAAATATTTACCTATTGATAGAAACACAGCAAGTATTATTACTCCTATTATCGACTTTACGTCAAACTCTATAACTAAAGAATTGAACAATAACTATAATATATATAATAATCCAAGCATTCAAAAATCGGTAACTTTCTCAAATCCTTCAAACATAAATCATAATTTATCAAAACAACAACAAAAGATTTTATATTCAGGAAATAGTTCTACAAAGCGAAGTGTAAGTGAAACTAAAAAGAAATTTGTTGCCGCATCTCAAAATTGGCATTGCAAACAATGCAAAAAACAATTACCCGCATGGTTTGAGGTAGATCATGTTATAAAATTGGAATATGGTGGCTCAAATAATATAGATAATTTGGAAGCATTATGTAGAGATTGTCATGGTAGAAAAACAGCTTGTGAAAATCTATAATAAAGTTTGTGTTAGTTTGTGTTAGTTAGTAGATCATAATTATTATAATATATTATATTATATTATTATAATATGCCAGATAGTTATGTTACACAAATTCAAGAATTTGTAAATAATAGTGTTACAAAAATACCCGAATTTTTTAAATATATTAGCTTAATTTTTACAAGAATATTGGACAAAATTGTTAATGGTTTTATGGTAAAAGAGACGACATTTAGTGGCGTTAATATTGAAACATCTAGTATAAAACATAAATATTATAGATATTTTATTAGCATATTACTTATATTAATATTATTTTTGTTTCATTATTTGAACACCAGACAAAATCTTTTTTATATAAAAAACACCAAATATGAAGCATTACTAGAAATAATGTTAGTAGCACTTAGTATATATTTTTTCCTATTTTTTGTTTATAGAAATAATACTTCATGGGATAATCCAAGTAGTACTAATAATAGTAAATATAATAGTGATGTGCAATATGCCAATGTATATAAATCAAGATCGCTAATAGACCGTGATCTTATTAGAGATAAAGATATATTAAATAAAGATGTCTTAAAAAAATCAGTTTCTACTCCGTTATTTAACATAATGAAATATATTTTCTATTTATTGTTAACAATTTTAATACCATTATTTGTAATAAGCTATGCTTTATATTCACACAAAGTAGATGATACTAATTATAACATTACAAGAGTTACATTAATTATAATAATAATTTTGATAATGTTATCAATAGTAGCACTTATTTTTTCTATAAAAACTCCGTCTTCTAGTATTTACTGTGAAATTAAAAAACCATCAAATGGCGATGATAAACCTAGTTATAGCGAGCTAATAATGGCTTATGTAAAATATTTTGCATGCATATTTAAAAATCTTATATTCTTCATTCCTTGTTTAATAGCCATTTTTGTAAGTGAATTAAATAAAGACATTAGATTAACACCTTCTCCTGTTTATATATTATTTTTCATATTGTTATTGTTAATAACATTACTATTTTTGTTACCAATGTTATTCAATGCTATAAGAACATTTGATAAGAGTGATATTTTACAAGGTGCGGGGCCTTTTTATTTAAATAAAGAGCGCACTTTAGGAAAATATCAAAACCTAAATACCAATTTAAGAAAAAATGTTGAGTTGCCTAATAGTGTACCAGAAGCAGAAGCCAATCCAAGCGAAGACAAAATAGATAAAATGTTATCCGCTTTTAGTATAGATAAAGCTCAATTAGTTTCTCTCTCCCCAAAAGCTAACACCATGATTAAAGAAAATGAGAGTTTAAATAAAACATTAAGTGCTGTTTATAATAAAGGCAATAACGCTATTAATAACGCTATTAATAGTGGCGCAAATGATCCAAATGTAAAAGCTTACACTTATACACTATTTAAAGATGAAAATAGTTCTTATAATATTAAAACCGAATATTATAACTCTGTAGTAAGTAAAGAAAAATTTCCGTATAGTTATACCTATAGTTTAAGCTTTTATATATATCTTAATACGCAACCAGAAAACACCTCAATTGCATATACAAAAGATACTATACTATTTAATTATGCTTATAAACCCGTAATTTATTATAACGGCAAATCACAAAAAATAATAATAAAATCTAGAACAATCAGTAATAGAGGGGATCAATTGGATACAATATATGAGTTGTCAAATCCTAAGTTTCAAAAATGGCTATTTTTCGTAATAAATTATGATAATAATATAATAGATGTTTTTGTAGACGGTAAGTTAGTTGGATCAAAAGAAAACGTGTCGCCATATTTTAAAGGCGATAACATAACTATTGGCGAAAATGATGGCATTCATGGAAGTATAAAACAAATATATTATTACGATAAAATAAAAACTCCATCAACAATTGAATTGCTATATAATTTATCAAAAAACAACGCAAAAGAATAAAATATAATTTAAATAAGAATTTAAAGAAACTATTTTTAAATAAGAATTTAAAGAAACTATTTTAAATAAGAATTTAAAGAAACTATTTTAAAATAAGAATTTAAAGAAACTTTTTTAAAATAAGAATTTAAAGAAACTATTTTTAAATAAGAATTTAAAGAAACTATTTTAAAATAAGAATTTAAAGAAACTTTTTTTAAATAAGAATTTAAAGAAACTATTTTAAAATAAGAATTTAAAGAAACTATTTTAAATAACAATTTAAAGAAACTATTTTTAAATAAGAATTTAAATAAGATTTAAGACATTAATTTTTAATATTAAATATTAAATTTTAAATATTTGAGTGTTGATTTAAACATTATAATATTTTTATATATAAAATTATAATGAGTGTAGTAAATATAATAATAGTAATAATACTTGTGGTTGTTCTTATATGGGGACTTAGGAATTTGTTTTTCAAAACAAATATAATCTATGATATTATGTGTGATGCAAGATTACCGGCTGAAAGGTATGATAGTGCTAGTGCAAGCTCTTCCTTTTTTTCGAGTAATAAAAATGTGATATTTTCTAAAAATATACCAGAAACAAGTTCATCCAACTTCATGTTGAGTGTATGGTTTTATATAGAAAATTGGGGAGATAATATTTCAAATGAAAAGAATATTTTATTTATGGCAACTCGTGAAAATGCAAGAACAGTCCCAGAGTTACAAGTTGCTTTATCGGGTATTAGCAATAAAGTTACAATCGAATCGTCTGGTAATATTTTTAAAAATATAAATATTGCATTAGATAAATATGAAAACAATTTATTTATTGACATAGAAAGTTATTTAGACAAACCAAACAGTGGAAATAAGACTAACTTTGCAAGATATAAAATCCCTAATATATCCGTTCAAAAATGGAATAATTTAACTTTAAGTGTAGATACTCGCACATTTGATGTATATTTAGATGGTAAATTGCGCAATTCATTTATATTACATGGACTATATAAAAACGATGATCCTAGTCAAATTAAAAAAAATATATATATAGGCAATATGCAAATTACAGGAACGGCCGCAAATAATGATGGCTTAAACAGCAGTTTTGAAGGATTTATAACACGTATACGCTATGAAGGAAATGCGATTAATCCACAAGAAGCATATAATATTTATAAGGAAGGTATTAATGCTGGACTTGCAAGTAGTATGTTTAATAAATATAGATTAAAAGTCAGCTTTTATGAATATAACAAAGAAAAGGGCACAATCACAATTTAAAAAAAATTAATAACAATAAAAATTAATAACAATAAAAATTAAATAACAATAAAAATTAATAACAATAAAAATTAATATTAATAACAATAAAAATTAATAACAATAAAAATTAATAACAATAAAAATTAATATTATAATATTATTAATATTATTATAATATAGTAATAAATATGAATCCACCTGAAGGAATTTTGGAAAATATTAAAAAAAATATGTCATCATTAATTCCATATAAAACTGAAAAAAAAAGCATGTTTAACGATTTCATATCATCAAACACTATGATAGCAAGATTGACCTTTTTATTAGCAATTATAATATTGTTTTCTGCCTTATTTTACATTGGTTGTAAAATTTTATATGTGTTATTGTCTCCATCACAAACACCATATATTATTAACGGTATGAAAGACGCAACCGAAGCTTTAACAGTTACACAAGCATTAGGAGCAAAAACATCAATTCCTCTTTTAAGAAGCGCCAACCAATATGAAGGTATTGAATTTACTTATTCATTTTGGATATATGTGAATAATTTAGAATATAAAGACGATATAGATTACATGCATATTTTCAATAAAGGATCGCCGCCAAATTCCACGGGTGAAGGTGGATCAGGTTTATTTGGTCCTAATAACTGCCCTGGTGTGTATTTATATAAAGGCAAACGAAACTATTCAACAAATTTATTAGAAAAATTCCCAATATTAGGTATGTTAGTAAGAATAAATGTGTTTCATAATAATAATAGTGTTTCAAAAGCATATTATGATGACATATATGTAGACGCAATACCAATTAAAAAATGGGTATACGTTGTTATTAGAGCAACCTCTCAAAATATTGTTGACATATATATAAATGGAAATTTAACAAAACGCCATAAATTATCAAATATTGTTAAACAAAATTATGATAATTTGTATATTAACTATAATGGTGGATTTTCTGGTAACATATCTGACCTAAAATATTTTAATTATGCTATAGGAACATTCGAGATTAATTCAATTAATTCTAAAGGACCAAATCTTAAAACCAAGAAAGATAGTAATATTAGTAAATCTAAACCTCCATATTTATCTTCACAGTGGTATTTTAACGATACTGACGTATTAACATGAGCACATATATATTATATTTTTGTTTTTATATTATATTTTTAATACTTTATTATTAAAAATTTAAGATGTATTCTATAGTTTAAAATGAATAGTTTAAAATCTATAGTTTAAAAATATGTATATATTATAACTATGTATGTATTGAATAGTGATAAAAATAATTATATTATATTACAAAATTCATTACTTAATAGTGGTAAAAAAGGGTTAACAATACATGCAAAAACATCCATTATAACTAAAGAAGTCCCTAATACAAATAGCACTAATAGTGATGTTAGTCTTAATGATTATTTTATTGAACAATATTCCGACAAATATAAACATAGAATATTTCTAAGTCAAACAATTATATCCACTGGTTCAAATACACAAATAGTTCATTGTTGTTTTATTACTCAAAATAATATAAAAAATAATATTAAATTTATTCATGATGTAAATAACACAAATGGGAAACTATTATTTATAAAAAATCAAGATATTAGCGATAATTCATATAACTATTTAATTAATAAGATTGAAAGCGAAAGTAATCCTGTATTTTATCACTTAAATTATTACTTTAATAGTATAACAAACAATAAAGATTATTTTAGCATAAATATAAAGGATTTTATATACAAAGATTTAAGTAACGCATTAGGAGATATAAATATAAATAAAAGTGTTGATGATAACACTACTAGATTTATGATTTCAAATATTACAACAAGCAGATCAACACCATTATCAACATCAAATTCTGGAGCAATAGATTATAAGCCTAGTGATTTTACAACTTTATTTACTGATAATAAAATAAACGCTATTCCTATTAATTCATATAGTGATGTAAGTATTAACATATTTAACAAAGATATATCATATTCGCTATATAGTAATATATATTGTTATAACAAACTTACATTAGATTTTACAAATATAAATAGCTACACATTTAGTTTGTATAACAATAATAGTACTAACCCATACAATTTATATGACTATGTTGACAATACATTCAACACTTTCAACACTTTCATGATTAAAACAAACAATTTTGCTATATTAAATAATATTAAAGCAAATAGCAAAATTTTAGTAAATAAAAACGACATATTTCTTCTTAATGTTAAAACGTTGGATATATGTTCTAATTTTTACGCAAATAACAATGATTATAAAAAAACGACCGATCTAAGTAATACAATATTTTTATCATTAGGAAAACAAATTACAGGTATAACACAATATGACATATATAATAACACTCACATTATACCGAAAAATAAGATAGTTTTCGATATTTCAAAAATAATTTTTAAAAAAAATATAAATTCATCATTAATAACAAGCGCTAATACAAAATATAATACATTAGTTCCTCATGTATCTAAA